CAATGGTGCTTATATAAGAGCGAATAGGGCATCATCGGGTGCGGGAGAAGTCGGATATGCTTGGGGAACTGGCGGAACAAATCAGTGGATAAACTATTTACCAACCGGTTCAACGACTCTCAGTTGGTATCAAGGATCGTCTACTGTTATGACTTTGACAACAACTGGAGCACTTCAATTAAATTCGACAACAGATGGAATGTTTACTCTATCGAAAAGTGGAACTAATTGGAATTATATTAATTTTAATACATCAGGCGCAAGAAAATTTTATTTTGGAGTAAATGCTTCAAATGAACCAGAACTGGGCGTTGATAATAATGCAACTTTTCGCTTAGTCGGTGCACCAGGAATGACAATTAGTGGTAATACTGTGTATCACGGTGGCAATATACCAACGTGGAATCAAAATACAACAGGTACAGCAGCTGGTATTAATACATCTGCACCAACTCTTGCAATAGCAACCGAATCGAATTCTATCTATGTGAGTGCTCCTTCATATAGCACAGGTCTGATAGTAAAACAATTAAATTTCGATTGGTATGGAAATTATTGGGCAATCGGAAACATACGAAGTGGAGGAACTGCTTCAAATGGATTTGGTGTTGCTTATGGAAATAATACACCTTTATTTGTATTTTCAAATACTGGTAATGGATTTCAAGCAGGAAACGCATTCACTTATGACAACTCTGGTGGATGGGGAGCAAATTTAGTAGCTGCTGGATCATCTCATGCGAGGGTCAGACTTCGCGCAACATCTTATAATAGTAGCGGAGACAGAGAAACTTATATGTGGTTGGACAATACTGTTAGTCCGGCTACTGGAATATATTCATTAGCTCCAACTTTTAATTTTAATGGAAGCATTGCAACAGTTCAAGTTGCAGGTAATACGGTCCTTCATGCAGGCAACTACACTTCTTATGCTGCAACCAGTGGACACAATCACACATATAATGTTAACAATGACTGGTTAAGAGATAATGGTGACGATAATCAATTCAAAATTTATGGTAATAGTAGAACTATAATTTATCGTACTGATGGCAATACTAATGACCATGGCGGTGGCGGTTATGCTCACATATTCTACTATGGTGGTAGTGCTGATGGTAATAGAGTTTTTATAATTAATACGGATGGTAGATTGTGGTCGCCTTATCACGGCTGGCTCGACACGATGAGTGTTTCATATGCTTCTTCTGCTGGTACTGCGGATAATATTGACGGATGGGGTTTCGTAAACACTGGACAAAATAGCGCAGTTAATGCAAACACAATTGACAGTAATGGTATTAGCTATTATCAATCGGGTGTAGACAACTTTTCGCTAAATTCCACTGATGGTGCACTTTATTCGCAAAGATATTCTAGCGATTGGCAACACCAAATTGCTGGTGATTATCGTGAAGGTAATATAGCAGTTCGTGGAAAAAATAGCGGAACTTGGGCGCGATGGAAACCAATTCCTACATTAACTATAAGCGATACTGCTCCTGGTAATGAAACAGTTGGTGATATGTGGTGGGAGTCGGATACTGGTAAATTAAAAATTTATTATTATGATGGTAATACTTCTCAATGGGTCGATGCAATGCCCATTCCCGATACATCAACATTCTTTAGTAAGGCTGGTGGTTCTATTACAGGTGCAGTAACTATAAACAGTTCATTAACAGCAACAGGAAAAATATTTGCAGATGCTGGAATTCGTGTGGCACAAAACGTAGCAACCAGCAATGGTGGTGCAGGTTTTGCTGGTGGATTAACAATTACTAACAGTGATATACGCAGTGGCGCAACTAGTCAATGGACTGGCAATCCCGGCACTGAAGGAAAAATTCAGTATCATAGTAATCGTTGGTATATAGTAGCAGATAGTTCTTCTGTCCTTATTGCACAATTTAGAAGAGATGGTAGTGACGTTTCTTATATTGATAATAGTGGAAATTATGTCGGTAATGTGAGCGGTAACGCAACAACAGCCACTACCGCTAGTGCTGTTGCAGCATCCGGTATCACAGGTCAAACAGGTATGTGGACAAGTTCTGCTCGACCAGGTCCATATCGATTATATCGTCGAGACGATAACAGTGATTATAGCGTTCAAACATATTGGACAGGATCTCGATGGAGATTATATGGTTATACCGGAGATACGGCACATGCGGATACACATGTTGGATATGCGGATAGTGCCGGAAATGGTGGCGTCACATCAGTAAATGGACAAACTGGTGCGGTTACTATTTCGGGTGGTGCATCACTCTCAAATGATACATCAACAAATAATAATTTGTTTTATCCTACGATGGCGTATAATGCCACATCTGGAACACTTTCAACCGCATATGTTTCATCAACTAAATTATACTTTAATCCATCGACAGGAACATTAAGTGCAACGGTAATGACATCCATATCGGATAGAAATGTCAAAGAAAATATAATAACTATAGAAAACGCACTATCAAAAACACTTTCTCTTCGTGGAGTTAATTATACACTCAAAGATACTCAACAAAAATCTATAGGTGTTATAGCGCAAGAAGTTGAAGAAATTTTACCGGAAGTTGTTAATACATCCGACGACGGAACAAAAAGTGTTCAATATGGAAATATGATAGGACTTCTAATAGAAGCTATCAAAGAACAGCAGTCCGAAATAGAAGAACTCAAAACATTAGTCAAAAAAATGCTGGAAAAATGAATATATATACTTGTATTGGTCTTAGATCATTATTAATTGGAGATTTAAATGAATAAATTTAGTTTAACTGATTTGTCGATTGAAGAAGTGAATGTCATCATCGCTGGTTTGCTCGAACTTCCTGGAAAAGTCGGCTTAAATGTTTTTGCTAAAGTGAAACAACAAGCTGAGGAACAAGCTAGACAAATGCCTCAAGCGCAGGAAACTAACGTTCCAGAAGGACCACTTAGTGATAAAGTGATGAATTAAAATCTGCCATTTATCATCATTATAAATAAATTATAATATCTAAAGGATGATAAATGGCAGCTCCTTCAACTAGAAAAGAATTCAAAGATTATTGTCTCCGTAAACTGGGACATCCTGTAATTCAAATTAATGTTGATGATGATCAAGTAGAGGATCGAATAGACGATGCTCTACAGTTTTTCCACGACTATCACTTCGATGGCGTGGAAAAACTCTTTATGAAACATAGAATTACGCAAGAAGATATTGACAGAGGATGGATTTATGTTCCTGAGGCTGTCATATTTGTCACTGGTGTAATGCCTTTCGATCAATCAAATTCTTCTGTAAATATGTTTGATTTGAGATATCAACTCAGATTGCATGATTTATATGATTTCACCTCAGTTTCATATGTCTCTTATGAAATAACCATGCAGCATATTAGGACTTTGAACCTTTTATTCTCAGGAACACCACAGTTTAGATTTAATCGTCATCAAGATAAGTTATTTTTGGACATAGATTGGAGTGGTGATCTAAATGTAGGTGAATATGTTGTTGTGGAGTGTTATAGAAAATTGGATCCAGATACAATTTCTTTATCTGGAACAGCAGCAATAAGCACATCTTCTACTACTGTCACAGGAACAGGAACTAAGTTTGATCAAGATATTGTTCCTGGCGATTTCATTAGTTTTGGTGATGAATTAAAGAGAGTCAAGGCTATTATTTCTCCAACAGAATTAACAGTTGATACCGTGTTTGGTTCTAATGCATCAGTCAGTATGACTAAATCTGGCGTATCAGACGTTTGGAATGATAGATTTTTAAAACGTTATGCAACAGCACTTATCAAAAAACAGTGGGGCGAAAATCTTAAAAAGTTCGCAGGCATTCAAATGCCAGGTGGTGTAACATTAAATGGTAAAGAAATTTGGGATGAAGCCGTTGAAGAAATCAATAAGGTTGAAGAAGAATTGATAAACACTAATGTATTACCAAGCGAAATGTTTATTGGTTAATTATGTCCACAAATTTCTATTTCAATAATTTTCCCCAACACCAAATAACAAGTGAGCAGTTACTTGTTGAAGATTTGGTGATTGAAGCAATGCAGATCCATGGCATGGACGTTTTTTATTTACCACGTTCAACAAGAGATGAAGTCGATTATCTATACGGTGAAGACACACTCAAAGAGTATCGAAATGCATATAGTATAGAAATGTATCTTGAAAATGTTACAGGAATGGATGGTGAAGGTGATTTCATTTCAAAATTTGGCTTAGAAGTCAGAGATGAAATAACTTTACTTGTATCGAGAAGAAGATTTGGATACACTGTTCCACAAAAGAGACCTAATGAAGGCGATTTGATTTACATTCCTCTTATAAGAAATTTCTTTGAGGTCACTTTCGTCGAACATGAAAATGATCAAGCGATGTTTTATACATTAGGTAGAGGACGAGGCGGTAATGTATATGTCTATGCTCTTAAATTAAAACAATTTGTCTTCTCGGAAGAAATTATTTCAACTGGTGTTCAAGAAATCGATAAAGAAGCAGAATCTTCTTATAAGAGAATTCGTCTACCTTTAGCAAATACTGGTACAGGAAGTTATGTTCCAGGTGAAATTGTATATCAAGGCACTTCTTTAGCGAATTCCACTGCTCAAGCCATTGTTTATTCATACACTCCTCATAGTGAATTGACTGTAATCCGTGTAATTGGTCAATTCACAAGTAGCGCAAATGCAATAGGAAATACAAGTGGTGCATTAAGAACACCAGTCACAGTTGATGAACTTGATTCCGTCGGAAATAATGTATTCGAAGATATTACAGATAATAAGAGGATCGAACAAGAATCTGATGACATCTTAGACTTTACTGAAACTAATCCATTTGGAGAACCATAATGCTCAGTAAAGGACACTTTTACAATAGAACATTAAGAAAAATTGTTGTCGCTTTCGGTACAGTTTTTAATAACATAACGATGGTCCGTTATGATAAAGACATGACAAAAGAATATGAAAGAATAAAAGTGCCTCTTTCATACGGTCCAAAAGAAAAGTACATCACTAGGTTAACATCTGATCCAGATTTAACTAGGTCAATGTCTGTACATTTACCAAGAATTTCATTTGAGATGACAGCAATCACATATGATTCATCAAGAAAAACAAACTCTCTGATTAAAAATTATTCCTTTGACTCATCGAAAAATCAAGTCAAATCTCAAGCATCTCCTATACCATACAATTTTGATTTTAGTGTTTCAATCTATGTTAGAAACATAGAAGATGGAACACAAATACTTGAACAGATTCTTCCATTTTTTACTCCGGACTATACCGTAACTGTCAATTTGGTTCCTGAAATGGGATTAAAATATGATCTTCCTATTCTATTGGAATCAGTAAATACGACTACTGATTATGAAGGCGACTTTCTCAGTACACGAATGATTATTTGGGATTTAACTTTTAGTGTAAAAGGTTATATATTTCCTCAAGTAAGTGCAACAGGAAACGGTTTCATCTCAAAATCAACA